AGCAATCGAAGAAAGGCAAAGGTTAATCGCAGCCGAAAAGGCAGCAGCAGACGAAAGGGTTCGTGTTGCTCAAATCGAAGCGCAAAGAAAAGAGGAAATCCAGAATTCATACGTTCAAACATTTGGCGCGGCGATTGGTTTAATCAGGTCGCTGGGTGAAAAAAACAAGGCAGTTCAAAAGGTCGCATTGATTGCGGAAAACGCGGTCACCGTTGCAAAGATTATTCTGGATGCACAAAAGTCAATCGCATCTGCTGCGGCATCTGCTGCACTTGTTCCCCCATTGCTTCCACCGGGCGTACCTAACCCAGCATGGTTTGCGGCAAAGGCATTCGCGGCAAAACAGATAGCCTTCGCGAAGGTAAATGCTGGTATCGGAATTGCTACATCAATCGCAGCGACGGCAAAAGGTTTGTCGCAATTAGGCGGCGGTTCTGCTGGCGGTGGCGGTTCTGCTGGTGGCGCGGTATCTTTGCCGAATGCACCTACTGCACCACTTCAACCACAAGCAGAAACGACCTTGCTGAATCAAGGACAAGTCAATCAAATCGGGAACGTAGCGGCTCGCGCTTATGTCGTAGAAAGTGATGTTTCTGGAAACCAACAAAGAATTCAACGCCTAGAAAGGGCGGCACGAATAGCATAAAATCAAATAAAATGACACTACCAATTTACGAGCTGAAAATCAGCGAAAAAATGAACGAAGAATCCGAAGTGGATTTCATCGCGCTGGTGGATGAGCCAGCAATCAAACGCGATTTCCTTGCGTTCAAAGACGAATTTGTCGAACCAGGAAAACAGGAAAGCGAATCGGAATTTATCAGTCGCTGTATTCCCTACATGATTAACGAAGGGAAAGACGAAGCACAAGCGGCGGCTATTTGTTATTCTAAATGGGAAAGCCGATTCAATAACCAATTGAGCATCTACGGCTACACTCCGAAACACTTTGACATCTGTCCGGGTGCAGTTGCAACTTTTACGCATCTGGTCAGCATGAATGTAGGAATCGAAGAACAAGGAATGGTTCGTTCTGCTGCTCAAATAGCGGACACGATTTTCGCCATTGAAAAAGAGGTCATCGCGAAAAACTATGCCACACCGCAGCAAGTGGGTGAAGTAGAAATCCTGACCGATGACTTCAAGGACTTAATGAACGAAATCGACAAACTTGTCGGCATGGTTCACGATGTCAGTTACATGGACGGACACTTGTCGAAGGTTTCAAGCTACCTTAAAGAATCTTACAAGTTCGAATCTTACACCGATTACCCAAAGGCAGCGAGCGAGAATGCAAAAGTCGCACTTCGTTGGGCCGAACAGAACGGCTGGGGTGAATGTGGAACACCAGTCGGCAAGGCAAGGGCGAATCAGTTGGCGAACGGCGAACCAATCAGCCGCGACACCATTGCCCGAATGGCTGCTTTTGAGCGTCACAGACAGAACTCCCAAAAAGAATTGGGGGACGGATGCGGTCGCTTGATGTGGCTCGCTTGGGGCGGTGACGCTGGGGTGGAATGGGCAAGCCGTAAACTCGCGCAAATCGAAAAGGAGAAAATGTCCTTTCGAATCATGAACGAAGAAAAGCGAATCATTTCAGGGCCGCTCATGTTGGCAGATGAATTGATCTACAGGAACAATGACCGCATGGGTGAGCATTACGTCAAATTTTCTGCTGACACCATCAAGACGATTGCCATCAAGTTTGCGAAAAGGAAATACCACAACCACGTGAACCTTATGCACGATCCAGAGCAAAAGGTCAAAGGGGTGACCATGTTCGAATCTTGGATTGTTGACAAGGAACGCGGAATCATGCCGATGAAAGGCTTCGAAGGTGTAGCCGATGGTAGTTGGTTCGGTTCGTTTTACGTTGAGAATGACAACGTCTGGAACGAAGTAAAACAAGGGAAATACAAAGGCTTTTCTGTCGAAGGTTTGTTCGATTACGATGAGCCAATAACAGCAGAAGAAAACGCCTTGAAGAAAATCGCTGAACTCTTAAATGTTACAATCACCAAATAAATATACACTACGTTATGAAAGCAATCGAAGTTTTAGAAAAAATCCGCGAAGTATTCAACGAAATGAACAAACCAGTTCAACCAGTCGCAATGCTTGACGCTAAACTCCAAGACGGAACAATGGTTCAGGTTACTGAACTTGCAGTCGGTGGAATCGTTACCATTGACGGAGTCCCAGCACCAGTAGGCGAACACACTTTGGAAGATGGCACAATCATTGTTGTAGGCGAAAACGGAGCAATCACCGAAATCAAGCCAAAGGTTGAAGTTGAAATCGAAGTCGAAGCACCTGAAATGGAAATGGCTTCTAAATTCAGCGCGTTCCAATCAAGCACTAACGAAAAGTTTGCAGCCTACGAATCAAAGTTCGCAGCATACGAAACACGTTTTGCTGAATACGAAAGCAAATTGAACAAGGCAAATCAAGTTATTGAAGGTCTTTTGAACTTGACTCAAACTTTGGCATCTGCTCCAACTGGTCAACCTGACGCGTCAGTAAAGCCGCAGCAGTTTTGTGAAGTAAAAAAATCTTACGACATCCTATTTTCAAAAAAGTAAACAATTAAAATCCAATAAAAAATGGCACTCGAATTAACAGGTTTAACTAACTATACCAAGCAACTGGTTCGTCCGTTGCTGACTTCTGCGGTTATCGGCGCAAAAACCCAGCAGTTAATCATGGACAATGGTATTGTCTTGACTGGTATCAAATCAAGCGCTGCAATTCCTTTGATGGACACAGACGCAGTTTTCCAAACTGACGGATGTGGTTACAACCCAAGCGGAACAACTTCTTTCACTCAAAGAACAGTTACCGTTGGTAAAATCATGCTGGCTGAAACTATCTGCCCGAAAGACTTCGAAGCGAAGTTCACCCAAGAAGCACTCCGTGCTGGTTCAAATTACACTGACTTCGGAAACGCTGAATTCTTGGACGCTTATTTGGCTAAGAAAAACGCTCGCATTGCTGCTCAATTAGAGACTGCAATCTGGCAAGGTGACGCAACTGGTGCAACTGGTAACTTGAATAAGTTCGATGGTTTGATTAAGTTGATTGATCCTACTGCGATTGATGCGAACGTGACTGCCTTTACTGGTTTGTCTGCGGTTGTTTCTACCATCACTCAATCAAACGTAGTTGCTGCAACTGAAGGAATCTACAAAGCAATTCCTGCAGCAGTAATCGGAAAAGGTGATGTGAAAATCTTCGTAGGTTACGACTGGTATCGCTTGCTGATTATGGCTTACCGCGCCCTGAATCTGTTTTCTTACAATCCACAAGACGCGAACGCGAATAGCTTCATCTTGCCTGGTACTGCAATCGAAATCATCGCAGTTCACGGCTTGAACGGAACAGGTGACGCTTACGCTATGAGCATGAGCAACGTGGTAATGGCCGTTGACTTGGAAGATGAGGAGGCAAACTATCGGGTTTGGTATTCCGAGGACAATGACGAAATCCGTACAAAGGTTTCTTTCAAGCTCGGTGTCAACGTGGCCTTCCCTTCAGAAGCGGTGAAGTTCAAAGCTGCTATCTAATATCTGATTAACTAACAAAAGAAAAGGGTGGTGAAATAAACGCCACCCTTTTTTTTCTAAATCTAAATTATATGCCTTGTGCAATTACTGGTGGTTATGTTATTGACTGCCGCGAATCAGTGGGTGGAATTGAAGCCATCTATCTTATTGAAAACTCTGCCCTTTACGACGCGTCTGGAAATAGCCGCGTGACTGAAGTGAGCGGAACGGTTACCGCTATGACAAAAGCGTCTGGCAAGCGTTTCTGGAAGTTCGAAGTGCCACGTGCTACTGCTTCAAGTTCAAACGCGATGACTGGTTCACAAGAGAACGGAACGGTGTTCTTTACGCATCAAGTTACCTTTCCAATCAACGCACGTTCTGCTTCAGTTAGAAACACTATTTCTACCTTGGCAAAGAATCGCGTTACAATCGTTACCAAAGAAATGGACGGAACTTATCGCATGTTCGGAAAAGAGTTCGGTCTGTTTTTAGACACAACCGAGAGCGGTTCAGGAACTGCGGCTGGTGACCGTAACGGCTCAGTATTGACGTTCAGTTCTGTTGAGCGTGAAGATTTCCTTGTGGTGTCTGCTTCAGTTGCAGCGAACTTGGAAGTAGCTGGTTAAAAGTTCTAACCCTACATAAAGTGAAGCCCCCGACCGATTGAAAGTCGGGGGTTTTTTGATACCATGATAACATTAAATAAAGGTCAGGAAAGTCAGTATTTCTATTGCACTCCAATGGACTATTTGACTTCTATACCAACGTGGGTTTATTTTAAGTTTGTTCACCGAATGACTGGCGAAGTGGTTGAGTTTTGGAGTGACGCACTCGGTCAAAGTTTGACGAATCGTTGTGCGAAGTATGGGATTGACACGTCTTTTTATTTCGCTGATTCTACCGAAGGAATGTGGACCTATACGCTTCAGCAAGCACCAGAAGAAAATGTCGTCCCGACCATTGGGCAATACCCGATTTTGGAATCAGGATATTTGTATCTTTATCCGGCTGACACCTTTGAGCCTACACAATACGAAGGTCAAAATAACACATTCATAGCATACGATGGACAATAATTATAAACATATCGTTCTGAAGTTCGACCGCGCGGTTCAGCCTAAGTTCGAAGAAAAGAAGGGCAAAGGCTGGGTTGAATTCGGGGAACTGAACAACTATCCTAAATACTTGATTGACCTTTACAACGAATCACCTAAACACGGCGCAATCGTTAAGAGCAAGTGTACTTACATTTACGGCAAAGGGTTTGAAGATAGTGGTGTGGCGAATAGCCGCGGCGAATCTTGGAATAACATTTTGAAAAAGTGCGTTAACGATGACGAACTTTTTCGCGGTTACTATCTGCAAGTCATCTGGAATAGAATCGGTCAAATTGCTGAAGTTTATCACATCGACTTCGCAAAGGTTCGGGTGAGCAAAGACTTGTCTACTTACTACATCAAAAACGACTGGGATGACTACAAAGAAAAGCCGCGCGAATATCCAGCGTTTAACACCAATGACAAATACGGCAGCCAGATTCTGTACGTTAAGGCTTACAACAATTTAAGCGAAACCTATCCGCTGCCTTCCTATTTTCAGGGTTTGAATATGATTGAAAGCGACATCGAAGTCAGTCGCCACATTCTAGGCAATGCCAAGCAAGGGTTTGTCGGTTCGACTTTAATCAATCTAAACAACGGAACACCACACGAAGAAAAACAAGGCGAAGTCGAAAGGTCACTTCTAAAGAAGTTCACTGGTTCTGACGGAAAGCGTGTGGTAATCATGTTCAATCCTTCGCGTGAAAATAGCGCGGAAATAGTCAACTTGGGAACGACCATGTTGACGAAGGAAGACTTCACGAACATTAACAACCTGATTCAGCAAGAGATTTTCGCATGTCATCAAATCGTTTCACCAGCGTTGATGGGAATCAAAACTGAAGGTCAACTCGGAAGCCGAAGCGAAATCAGGGACGCATACGAGATTTTCAATCGGACATACGTGCAAGAGCGACAAGAGGAATTCAATACGATATTCACCCAACTTCGGAACTTGCATGGAGAAATCGGTGTTTACAAAATTAAACCAGTTGAACCATTGAAGTTTGAGTTCACCGAAGGAATCATGGCTCAAAACCTGACACAAGACGAAATCCGTGAGTTAATGGGGCGCGAACCTTTGACAAAGACAGACGTAACCGCTGACGGAAGTCAGGCACTACCTGAACAACCAGTTCAAGCGAACGAGAACATCCGGAACTTGTCAGGACGACAATATCAGAACGTGATGCGTATTGTCCGCAATTTTGGGAACGGAAAGCTGACAAAAGCGCAAGCGTCAATGATGTTGAAAAACGGCTTCGGATTCACCGATGCAGACGTTGATACTTTTCTAGGTACCGATGAAGATCCTATGACTGAAGACGAAATTCAAAAGTTCAGCATGGATGAAGATGAACGCTTGGTTCATGAATTCAGTCTGTGTGGTTCAGATAAATTTCAGCAAGTTGATAAACGTGAATGCTTTTCAGATGAATTGAATCAGCTTGAAGCGAATGTCCTTGACTTAATAACGAAGGACATGAACATAACGCCTAGCGTTATTGCAAGCATTTTGAAGGTAACACAAGACCTTGTTCAGGACATTATTGACAACTTCGTGGAAATAGGAATCATTTCCCTTGCAGTTAGTAAGATAAATTCCACACCTTCCTACAAGGTCCTGAAACCAGTCAGCGAGTTGCCGGGTAAAAATAGCAAGTTGACGAAGGCTTTTATTCGCTACACTTACGAATGGATGCCCGGTTTCACAGATTCGGACGCGGTTACAAGTCGACCATTTTGCCGCAAAATGATGGAGATGTCGCAGACAAAAACATGGTCACGCTCGGATATCGAAAGCATTTCCGCTCGCGTTGGTTATTCTGTCTGGGAGCGTCGCGGCGGCTGGTACACAAATCCATCAACTGACAAGCCACGCGAATACTGCCGCCATCGTTGGGTGTCTAAATTATACAAAGAAAAATGAGCAAAAACATTCTATTCATAACAGACCAGACTTTTAAGGAAAGGACTGGTGCATCGAATAACATCGATAGTAAACAATTATTCCCAATGATTAAGGTCGCTGGGGATATTCACATTCAGCCAGCGTTGGGTTCACGACTTTACAAGCGTCTTCAGGACGGCATCGATGGGGGAAACCTTACACCCGATGAGGAAACGCTTATAAACGACTACATCACGGACGCGCTGATTTGGTACACGATGAGCATGCTCCCGATGGTTATGGGTTACCAACTTTTCAGCAAAGGGTTTCTGCAAAAGACGGCTGAAGAATCAAACACACCTTCGCG